CTAACAAACAAACAACAACAACAACACAACAACACCAACCCAACATCATGCATCGCTACACTAGGGCCGCCCGGAGTCGGGTGAAACCTGGGACGGCTGATGCGCTCGGAGTTCTGCCCCATCATGGGGACGAATTCGATACCGAGATGACCCCGCAGCACTTGACCGTCAACCCCATCCGCGAGTTCACGCCCAAGGTCCCACAGACCGAGGACGAGTTCGTCGAACACGCGGAAGGCGTCAGCAGGCCTAACCAAATGGGCCCGCTCATTGAGGGTGCGGAACCGGTCGTCACCGATTCTAAGAGCAGAGCATCATACTTCGCTGCCTTCGACAAGAGGTCCAATTCTCAACCCGAAGAAAGCGACGACTGCTCACCACACTTCAAAGCTCTCGCCAAGAAGTTGTGGGCTGGAATCAAGCGGTTCGAGACTTTTGATGTCGATGAAACTGCCGTTCAACGATGGATGGCGAAGTTTGACCCCCCCAAACGCGCGCGCATGCAGAAGGCTCTGGACGAGCTTTTCGAATGCGAGGACGACGCGGCCTACCTTGGGGAGAAAACTTTGTCAGTCAAAGTTGAGGCCTTGTTGAAGCGTCATGACGGTAAATGGGCCCCACGGCTCATATACGCCGGAAATGACCATTTCAACGCTCTAACAGGCCCAGTCGCGATGATTCTTTGTGAGAATCTCAAGACCTTGACAGACAGGCAGGCCATCGGGCCGATCCGGTACAAGTTTGCGTACAAGGCGCAAGGAACCGATCTGGCCCGCCACTTGGCTCGGGGACCCGAATTAGGGTACCACAAGTGTGCAGAAGGGGATTTCTCGGCGAACGATCTGCGGCAACGCAAATTCGCGACCGAGCTTTGTGACCAGGCATACGACGTCTTAGGATGTCCAGCTTGGGCGCGCAAGCTCTTTCGTGACATGCGCACGTTCACCGTCAAATCATTGGTGCATGGACACCGGGCGGAGCTGGCGAATCAGCTTCCGACTGGGACCACTCTCACGACACCACGCAACACAATATGGAACATCACCATCGAGAGCTGCTATGCAGAGGACAC